ATGGAACCGGGCATATATCTCACAAATGTCCGTGGAAACCATTCTTCGATAAGACTGGAAAATGCAAAAATCCTTGGGAAACTACGAACGCTGAAAAATTGCGTACCAAGAGGAAATTTGCACCAGCTGATGAAGAATTGGTGGCTGCCAAAGCCGAAAGAGTGAGAAGTAAGAGACAGCACGGTCTCAATCAACACAAAGATAAATTGTTGGTTAAAAGTGCTCCCCATTATCAGAAGATCGAACAAGACACAACTAAAGTGTTTTGTGAGGACGATTATAGTGAAGACGATTGGAAGATCAATCGAAAGACAGGTGCCCCACTAATGTGGAGGGAAACTACCACGAAACCAATTAAATCTGAAGTCATCGACATCGCTGCTGGATTCAACGCGAATAGCAAGAGCGGAGATGAAATTAAATTTCGTCCTGCTGTCAGGGCCGATGATGAAATGATTGAGTTGTATGAGCTCGATGAGGCTGAGTGGAGATCCGAAGCACGTCAGACTAAAAAGCGTCCCACTGTTGATGGAGAAAAAGGAAATGGTTGGTACCGCGTCGAGAATGTCGAAGATGATGATGAACCATGTCATATATATGCGGCAGAAGATGATGATGCATGGTACCGAAATAATGAATTGTACGGGGATTTAGATGGAATTCCTGTCCCACCACCTGCGGATAAACCCTCTAATGTCATAGAACATGATTCTAATGATGAGATTAAAGTAGGGCGAACCTGGGAATGGATGGATGATGATGATACGACAAGTTGGGCTTGTAAAATGGAAAAATTGGATTCTACAGGATGGGGTCCATTTAAGAAAGACGTTGTATTGTCTAAACCCACAACTGATAAACGCCCAGATCAGTTTCGTGGTGCGGATATGGTTCATAAGGAACCTACTTATAGCTTGATCCGCTATACAAGAACACCGGCATTGTTCGGCCTACCAGTTTGGTTTTCAAAAACCATTGATTTGGTCGTTTCGGAAGAAGTAGCAACACAGGTGCTAACAGCGAGTAATGTTAATTACTGTTTGAGCCCTGATTCTATATTCAACCGGATAGTACAATCAGCTAAGAGTGTATCAAAGGTTAATGAAGACCGATACATGGTGTTGAATGGTTACCACCCACGTAATGATACGATAATCTTCGCCAATAACATAGCTAAATGTTACTTTTGGGATCGAAGAGATTTAAAATCCGGGGTGGATTTTACCAGATGCCAAGACACGACCAAACCAAAGTAGTGAGCTTCGGATATCGAAGCTCAGAGGTGACTCTACCTAAAGGCCCTAGTATAAAAGACAATACTAGAATAATAATGTGCCCAATTAGAGTCGAAAATAATTCGAGACCGGTCGTTAGAGCAAGTCTCGGGTGTCATGTTCTTGGCGCGGCTAATCCGCACCCAGATCCATCAGATCTGGACACCATGTTAGATGGTGCAAGCCGCCGATTTGCACGAGAGCCTCCAAAGCCTGATCAGGCAAAAATGGAAAGGCTCCGCATTTTTGTGCGGAAATGGTTGGAGAACAATATGACTCCATTGTCTGCTGATTCGGATACAAGTTTTGAAACTTGGATCAGCAAGACACCTTATCCTTTGTGGAAAAAAGAAGCACTTCGTAAGGTCTATGAGGAAACGTGTACTGAAATCACTGAGAAAACAGTATGTGGAGATAAAGTGAATCCATACTGTAAAGTGAATTCCTTTCAAAAAGAT